CAATATTGTCGTCTTATATATCAGGAACAGACGATGAAAGTCTAATTCAAGTTAGAAATGGAGATGTTACAGGTACTGTTAACGTTTATGTTGAAGGACTTTCTTCAGAAAATCAAACATTATTGTTGGAGTATCTATCTCAAAGGGCCCCGGCCGGAACTTCAGTGGTTTACGGACAATGATACCATTCTTTTTTACAAATCTTCCAGTAACTTTACAGTCTAAACTAGAAACATTCTTAAAAAGAGTGCTAGAAGCATATGGCTCTGAGTATTATAATGTTCAGGGACAATACTGGGCTGGCGATAAACTAACAGTAGAATCTTTATTTCCAGATTATATTTTAAAGGAATATGAAACCGATCCAACAAAAGTAAGAGTAATACCACTTATCAAAAATTATTTAAGATGGTTGTTTAGTATGGAATATGGTTACGGTGCTTATGTTAACTGGGAAAACATAAGAACTGGCTTATTGATGGATAGAAAACTATTAGAGGGATTGGCAGAAGAATATTTTCCAGGTGAAGACTTTGCATCTTCGGATCTTCAAGATATTTTGCCAAATATAAGATCTTTCTCTTTATTTGCTGAACAAAATTATTTAAGAGTTAAAGGTACAACTACAGCAATAAGATATGTTTTAGTAGAATTATTAAATTTGCCATATAATACCACAACAGTGACAACATATTCTAACAATGTTATAAAGATTTATGGAACTGTTCCAGACAAATATAAGGCTTTTTTGAATAGAAACGTATATCCAGCAGGAACAACAATTATATACGAAAACGTTTGATATGATTAAAAAAATTGTGTCTTTGGCTATGTCAATAGCCTCTAGAGGATTTGATAATAATAAAATAGATATACCAACAAAACAACTAAGAGTTGTTTCCTGTTTTGGCAACAAAGACAACATTTCAGCCTGCCATCATTTGAAAAAAAGTAAAAATTCAGATTACCACTTTTGTAGTGGTTGTGGGTGTGGAGATAAAAACAATACTTGGCTATTAAAAAAGGATGGGGAGTATTCAAAATTGGACTACCCAGTTTTAAATTGTCCTTTAAAAATGCCTGGATTTACAAACTACGATCCAAATTATGTTGTAAAAGAAAATAAAGACAGAAGAGAAAAAATAGAAAATATGTCTTTTGAAGATTTAAAGTTAATTCAGATTACTGTTAATTCTGACCCGATAAAGGAGCATGATATTAATATTTTAAAGAATATGCTTAAAAATTCATAAATATTTTTATCATGGCCATAAACTCACGACAAGATTTTATAGATTATTGCTTCAGGGCTCTCGGAGCGCCAGTTGTTCAGATCAATGTAGATCCACAACAAGCCGAAGATCGTTTAGACGAAGCATTAGAATACATGTATGACAGGCACTTTGATTTTAATCAAAGAGCAGTATACATACACCAAATATCCGATACCGACATTGCTAGAAAGTATTTTGACACAACCTCATTTGGTCCTGCAATGGGAGCCCAAGTAGTAACAGACAGTACAACAGGTCTTACTGGGTATTGGCCAGAAGCAACAGATATAAGAACGGTAACAAAAGTTTATAGAGCATCAAACGTAGTTGGAGACTATATGTTTGATTTGAGATATCAAATGACTCTATTTGATTTCTTCGGTTTGTATTTTAATCAATCTGGTTTCTCGTCAGGTCCGATGGCAGCATATATGGAAGGTATGAGTTATATCAAACTCATAAATGACGTATTCAATTATCCAGCATCGTACACATATACAAAAACTACTAATAGACTATTTTTAGACACAGACTCTACCAAATATATTCCGGGATCATATCTCTTTGTAGAAGCATATGTCAAAATTAACCCAAACGAATATCCTTTGGTTTGGAATGATCGTGTGTTTAGATTATATTACACGGCCCTTTTAAAAAGACAATGGGCACAAAATTTAATGAAGTTTGCAAATGTTCCTCTTCCGGGTGGCGCATCCTTGAATGCCCCTGCAATGATGCAAGAGGCAACTGCAGAATTAGAAAAGATAGAAAATACATTGTTGAGAACACAAGAACTACCAGTTGATCCGATGATAGGATAATAATGGCAATAAATCCATACATTACCAGATATAAAGGTGAACAAGATCTAGTAGAAGGCGTCACTATTGAAATAATAAAGGCAACTGGAATGGATTGCCTTTATATACCTAGACAATATCTATCAATAGATAAGTTATTTGGAGAAGATCCAGGCTCTTCTTTTAGCACATCTTACACTATTGAAATGTATTTGGCAAACTTTAAAGGATTTGATGGTACGGATATCATAACCCAGTTTGGTATTGAAATTAAAGATAAAGTAGTTCTTATTCTAGCAAGAAAAAGATTTACAGAAGAAGTAACCACATTTGATCCAACTATAATAAGACCAAGAGAAGGCGATTTGATATATTTTCCTTTATCAAAGTCTTTATTTGAAATAAACTTTGTTGAACACGAAAATCCAATGTATCCATTGGGCAAATTATATTCTTATCAAATAACAGCAGAATTGTTCACCTACAGTTACGAGACAATTCAAACAAACAATTCTACCGTAAACGATGTCATGAACACTACAAGAGGATTGTCTGGCTCTGGTATAATACCATTGAATAATGTTCTTGGAACAACTGCTGGTATAAACGAAGTCTTGCAACAAGAAGCAGCGGGATTTACTTTTGATGAAAACAATCCTTTTGCGGTTGAAGATTGCTAATAAGAGGTAAAAATGTACGGCACTGATTATAACAAAAACTTAAGAAAATTGGTGGTTGCATTTGGAACCCTTTTTAGTGATATTCATGTCAAGCATGAAAACTCTACTGTTGGTGGCTCCGATCTTGATATCCGAGTCCCAATTACATACGCATCTCAAGAAAAGTTTATTCAGAGATACTTAAATCCTTCTTCCATAACAGATGGTGTTCGTATTGAAAATCAATTGCCAAGATTGAGTTATATAATGAACGCCATATCGCCAGACCCAAATAGAAGAAGAAATAGAAATACACCATTAAAATTTGGTACTTCTACTAATGGAGTCTGTAACAACTCAACAAATATGGTCTTTAGTGAAGTGCCCGTAAATGTTGGATTTACATTGTTTGTATATACAAGACATATAGATGATTCATTACAAATAATAGAACAAATAATGCCGTTGTTTAATCCAACACATGTTATAAACATGAATTTTACCGATTACATCACTAATATTGCAATACCAATAACGATGGTATCCAATAACATCAGTGATAAATATGACGGCGATCTTACTAATAGAAGAGTGAATATATCTACATTTAATTTTATGGCAAAGTCGTTTATATTTGCAAGTTCGGAAGCAGTCTCTCAAATCAGCACGATTGGGCTTACTGCTGGAATAGATTTAGATTTAACATAATGAATAAAAATTTAGCCAATTTTTTTAATGTCCCGTTGAATGATTCAAAAGAAACAAAAGCCATTGCAGGTGGTACTTTTGATTCTAGTAATTTTCAAAAGGATTATGAAAAGGCTCAACAGAACATAAAGGATCTGATCGGGAACGGAAACATGGCCCTTGAAAGCGCATTGAAGGTGGCAACCGAATCAGATTCACCAAGAGCATTTGAAGTTGTTGCCATACTGTTAAAAACAATGGCTGACCTGAATAATAATATGTTGGACATTCATAAAAAAGCCAAAGACACAACTTCAAGCAAAACTGAAATAAAGCAAACAAACAATTCTGTATTTGTCGGTTCAACCAAAGATCTGCAAAATTTATTGAACAAGGAAAGAAGCACGGAAAAAGAACTTGTGGAAGCAGAGGTAGTGAAAGATGAGCCAAAACAATAATCAGCAGGGCTATCGTAATAATCCAAAATTAAAACCTCCCGGCGTAGAGTTACAATATACAGAAGAGCAACTTAAAGAATATGTTAAGTGCGCCAACGATCCTGTTTATTTTATTCAAAAGTATGTGAAGGTTAAAACTCTTGATAAAGGTATCATGCCTTTCGAGTTGTATGATTACCAACAAAAATTTGTAAGTGCAATTCATAAGAATAGATTCGTAATTTCCAAATGGCCGCGCCAATCTGGTAAGTCAACTTCGGTTATTGGATATATTTGCCATTACATAACATTCAATCAAAGCGTTAGCGTAGCCATTCTAGCCAATAGACTTAAGACAGCAAAGGATGAATTGTATTCCAAGTTGCAATTGGCGTATGAGAACCTACCTCACTTCTTGCAGCAGGGGGTTGTAGAATGGAATAAGACGTCTTT